GCTTGGCAGAGAAGGCGAGATGAAGCAACTTAGTCGCAATCTCGCACTGGTACACAGTGGGCTCGTTGCGTCGCTTACGACAGTGCGAGAGATCGAGGCTGTCTTGATGCTCCCGTCGGAGCCAGAGCCGCGGCTGCCGGGTCCGTTGGACGTGGAGCAGATGGCAGCTAATAGCGCGGAGATGGTCGTCGACTTGCTGCCGAGGCTTGAGAGGCTACTCGCGAGGCTGAGGACGTAGATGAATCTCGAGCTCTTGATTACCCCGTTGTTGGTCCAGCTCCTCCCCTACGTCTCCCGAGCGATGATCGCGCTCTTGAACCTGCTCGTAGACGCGCTTCCAGACGAGGAACGAGACTTCATTTGGGGCTGTCTCGAGATTATTAAGCAGATCGGCCTCAACGACGCGATCCGATTTGAGGATAAGAAACGCTACGCTCGTGATGCGATCCTGGTCTTAGAGACGCACATGCATCGCATACACGACCCGACCCTCTTCGCGCGCCTGTCGCTAGGGGAGGAGTAAGAAAGGACCCGAGATGAACGAGACGATTGAGAACACGCTCTATGTAACGTGCCCTCTCTGTGGGGAGCGGTATCAGAAAGAGACAGTGGAGGAGGACGTACATGCATGTCCCCCAGACCGCCTCCTCGACTAGTGTTCCTCTTCGATCAAAGCGAAGTACTCCACGTTCCCTAGCTCCAGCCGCTCTAGCTTCCCAGCCTCTCGCATTGTGACCAGAGCCTTCTTCAGCTCCTCAATGTCCGTGAAGTAGCGATACATCTGGTTGTAGATAGTACGAGAAGGCGCTCGCCCTCCTGTCTTACGCAGCAGGCGCTCGATCCGGTCGATGATCCGGGCGACCTGCTGCTGCCCTACCATCTGGAAGACGCGGTCAAAGTCCGCCTCGACATTGCTTAGGGTTGCGTCCGCGGCAGCGAGCGTGCCGGCGTCTAGGAGCAGGTCCCCGAACTCGCTCACGCGTATGAGGGTGGCGATCTTCAGGAGGTGGTCGGGTCGGGAAGTGGGCCAGCCCTCGGTCTGGTTTAGGGGGTTGCTAGAGTAGGTACTGTACCACTCTCGGAACCACTCCTTCCCCCCTGGCGTATAGCGAATCTTCCCTTCGAGGCGGCTATACTCGATGAGGCGCTTCGCGAGCGATTCTTCGAGCGAGAGCACCCTCGCAAGCCGCGCCTTGTCTACTTCCTCGTCGTCCACGTCCACAAGCGGATTCGCCTTCCTCCGGCGGTCGGACCAGACGAAGATCATCCGTCTGGTGAAGCCTGTCGATTGGACGTTAGTGTGGACCGATTCGCTAAGGCCGACAGGTGTCGTCGTCCCGTGGAAGGTGATGCAGATGTTGCGGGCCTCGACTTTGGAGCCGCCGATGGTGTCGTGTTCGTGGTACTCTGGGGCCCCTAGGAGCTTCAAGAGAAGGGTCGTCATCGTCTCGTTGTAGGAGCGCTTGTTTAGAAGGATCGCTAGCTCGTCCCCGTTGAGGAAGATGTGCGCGTCGCGTGGCTCTACTCGGGTCCCTATGAACGAGGGCTGCTCATTGCGAAGGGAGAGCCTCTTCATTAGCTTCTCGGGGGAGATAGAGCCAGCGACGAGATCAAGGTTGATCTCTTGCTTGACTTGGCGAAGGAGACGCATGCCGAAATCGCTAGCGGTGGTCTTACGGGACCAACCTGAGCCAGCGACTAGGACGACGGCTAGGCCCCCTGGGTAGATCTTGTAGTGGGTAACGCCTCCCGAACGGCGCTCGAGCCACACCTTGCGTCCCAGCGCGGCGGCGATGAGCGTGAGGCCGGTCCAGAAATGGAACTCCTCTGGGCTCTCTTGCTCACTTGTATACTCAAGATAGTCTCCAAGCCAGCTCACTATCGACCTCCCCTCGCATCAGTGCACCTCTCCCCAACTCGGCCCCGACCCGATGTCGATCGGGATCAAGAGCGGGTTGCCTCTTATCGTCATCGGCGTGTTGAAGGCGGTCTGGAGTAGGCTGTAGATCTGGTCGCGGTCTTGCTTGCGGTGGTTGATAAGGACGCTGTCATGGGTCTGGGTTATGATGCGGGCCTTGGGCGGTAGGCTGGCTCGGTGGGTCCAGATGTGGATGAGGGCTTTGCTTGTGACCTGAGCGACGGTCGCCTGCGCGAACCAGCTCAGTGCCTCCCGGACCATCTCCTCGTCGAGGAGGCCGTAGAACTCTCGCTTACGACCAAGCGGGGTCTCGAGCCACGGGCTCTTCTGCAAGCGACGCCAAAAGCTATTCTGCCAGTTGACGAGGTGGTTCGAGACAACGCACCCTTTGATTCGCTCGCCTTCGCGTTCGTCGATGAAGACGCCAATCTTCCGCAGGAGCTTGATTAGCTTCTTGATACCCATCTTGTAGGCGAACGCGTGTCCGCACGTCTTGGCTACTTGCCGCTCGCTGTGGTTGCACTTGTGCTCCCCTAGGCTAGCGCAACGGGGGCAGACGACGCTGACAGAGGCAAGGAGGTCGTCGGGTGGGATACCAGACCGCGCGCTCCAGTTGTGATAGATCATACACCCGCGGATTCGGTGCACATCACGCTTCGTCTCGAAGGCCTCGATGAGGAGAGGGTCCTGTGCGTCCCAGGCTACGACCCTCGCCTCTGCCTGACTCTGGTCCGCTTGGCTGAATTCGCACTCCTCGTCGTCGGGGATGAAGATCGCTCGTAGGCTGGATGGGATGTTTTGTAGCTGAGGGCCCCCTTCATCAGCGCCCTCTGAGGAGCACCGGCCCGTCTTCGTCTTCCCTGGGTCGTAGCTAGGGTGGTAGTAGTCGTCCTTGTCCAAGGCCATCCCGAGGAAGCCACTGAGTCGGGTCCGCCTGCTTTGGATTTCGAGGCAGTTCATCAGCACATCCCGTGCGCGAGGGAATCGGCTGGCGTAGAGGATGATCTTATCTTCGTCTGCCTTGGGCCTGCCTGTGGGCGTGTAGTCTGCCTTGGTTAGCTTAACGCCGAGCTCGGTGAAGAGACGGCCCATGTCCTTCCAACTGCGGGTGTTGGGTATCCACCCTACCGCGCCTTCGATCGACTTCTCAACAACCGCGACCTCTTCTGTCAGTCGGGAGCGCATCGCCTCTAGTCGCGAACGGTCTACATGAATGCCCCTCTGCCGCATATCCATGAAGATGTCCCACTGAGGGAGCATCTCCTCTCGGTAGTAATCGTAGAGGTTCATCCAGGTAACCTATCTACTGGTATTATCTTTCCTGGTTGATATTCGAACATGGGTGAGCCGAATAGCTCTATTGCCTTTAGTAAGACAGTTTTCTCATACTCGTTCATGTCCTTTCGCTGTTCGAGGTAAAGTTTCAAAACATGTAGCATTCCTGTTTCTTGGTCCCTTACTTCGATCATAGCTCCCTCATGTCCTCTATCATCGCATAGGCCGCTTCTAGTGTGCAGGCTGCGTCCTTGCAGTTGTACGTCCAAAACTGTCTGTCTGGCACTCGAATCTCCGATCGCCAATCCCCACTCTCGTCTTTGTAGTAGGGCTCTCGTGTGTAGATAGAGACGGTAAATTGGAGCGCGTGTGGGAGGTCGGGCGCGAGTACACGGTGCATGTGCATTAGGTCGACGTGGTTGAGCCCAGGGGTCGTGCGCACGCCGTGGCGCCAGAGGTGCCAGCTGTCGAACGGGCCATTCTGGCTTACGTACATCACCCCTTGTCGATTTAAGAGGGCGTCTATCTTCCTCCAGACCGAGGCCTCTTCGTGGACGGGCCAGTAGGGCTGGCGATTGCCTCGCATGATGGGGTAGCAGAAGGCCCGATCGGGTCGGTCGGAGAAAGCGATGCAACTAACATGGCCTCCCCTGAATAGCTCGATGTCGTAAGAGCACACGGGAGCGGCCATCAGCTCGGCGTGCCAGTCGCAGAGTTCGTTATAGGTGGGTTCGAGATAGAAGTCTCTCGCAGGGAGGACCAGATCGGGAGTGCGCGACTCCTCCAGCGCCCGGGCCAGGTCGAACTCTACGATCGTGCGATAGCGCCACTCTCCGTGGAAGTAGAAAGAGGGGTGGTACGTGGGGACCATCTTCTTCCCGAAGCAGGTTTGGAGGATCGATCCTCGCCAGTTGCCTATCTCGTCCATGTGGAAGTTGGAGAGAGAGGCAAGAGCCTTAGCGCCCATAGCGATGACACAGTTGAGGTTGGGGAGGTTGGATAGCTCTCGGAGGAGCTCGACCTGTTGCTCTACGAGGGCTTCTCGGCTCGGCGTGGGGATGACCCAGCGTCCATCCGGCCCACGCCAGGCGTTGAAGTGTCTCTGCGCGTTGGTTAGGTAGACCTCGGAGCGAGCGGTACCGATGTTGAGCAGGTGGCGATCGACGGCCCGGCCCGTTGTACCGATGAGCGGGCGACCGATCCCGGTCTGGATTAGGTTGTCGAGTTCGTCAGGGCCGGGCTGCTCCGCGACGATTGCTAGCGAGGCCCCTTTGGGTCCTTCGGGTCCGATGTAGTATTGGTACTTGCCTTTTTCCACTTCGCGCTGCTCCTTTCGAACTTCTGTCTACGGGCCTTAGGGACCCGCGGCGTGGGGACCTCCCCGTTGAGCCACCGCTCGCATAGTCTTATCAAGAGGGGGCGAAGGACCAAAGCGGCCCTCGAGGATGGGTCCCAGCCGAAGAGGTAGTGGATGTCGTAGATGTAGTGGATTACCATATGGCATTCGAAGCAGAGATTGACGCAGTCCTTGAACAGGGCGTACTCGTCGCGGATGGTGCGGTTATAGACACCGAGAAGGCCATCGCATCCCTTGTGATGCCGATGAGTAGGCGTAGCTCCGCACTTAGCGCAGGTCTTAGCGTAGGAGAGGTCAGCGTAGAGGCGGGGCATGCGTTCAGTCTTTGAACGATTTGGGTGCTAAGGACTCCGCGTCGAGGGCGGCGACGGCCTCATCGAGATTTGCTAGTGTGCGTAGTACATCGTCACACGCATCCTCGTTTGGACTGTCCCAATAGACGCGACTCGCCTTGGCGTGCGCTTCCAACAGCCGCAGCCGCTCGACGGCGCGGGTGGGATGGCTCAGCACGTCAGCTAGCGCAATCAAGGCGCGCTCCTGTGCGACAGATAGGCCGGTAGCGCCGGTCGGAGAAAGTTCGCCGGGTGCAAAGGCGGCGTGCGCGAGCCGTGCAGCATGCCGCAGCGCCGCGCACTCGGCGTCGCGGGCGGCGAGCTGGGCGCGGAGGTCGGCTAGCTCCTCGGCTGCCGCTTGCGCGAGGCAGTCTGTGAACCTAGCTGAAGCGGGATACACCTTACGAAGCGCCGCCCGCACCCGCGCTAATTCATCAGCCCGCTCATAGCATTGCGTACGCCAGTCTTGCTGCTCAGCCATCGCGCCGCTCCTCCTCCCGTACAAACACGCCCGTCTTAGACAGCCATCGAACCGGCTTCCCGTGTCGGTCGGCGTACTCGATTTCTCCGCGCGTGCTCTGTCCAATATACCCATCAACGTCGAGCACGAGCACTTCGTCAGCGAGGTCGATCTTGCGTTTGTGCAGTTCGTCCAGGCGGCGCCTTTGGGCCTTCCCTTCTTCTGACTCCGGGTTGGCTAACACCATCGAATCTGGCGCACAGATGCCGATGGACAAGACGATCACTCCCGCCAAAGTCAGCTCAAGGCCCACGTCGCGGAAGGTTTCCCAAAAGCGCGTGGAGCCGCACAAGCACACGACCTTTGGCCTGGTCATCGTTGGTACTTCGTGATGTCGGCACCATGGCGAACCGCGCTCCTGCTCCAACTCCGTGATGCGCTGCTCGGCGGCGTCTAAGGCGTCGATGTAAATAGGCAGCCGTCTCCACGCAGCCCATTGATCGTTGGCGTCAAACTTACCGAAGGCGAGCTTCCGATCCGCCGCCCGCTGCTCGGGGGTGATGCTACTCATCTCTGTCCTCCTCTCGTCGTCGGCATCTGGTACATAGATGCGCTGTCTCATTACAGAGCGGGCGCGTGCACTCAATTGCTACTCGGCAGCGAGTACACGTAGTAATGTGATTGCCTATCTGGCCGAGGCTCATTTCGTCACCGTCACCTTCCCTCCGAGCCCAACGCACTTCTGTGCGCGCTCGTGCCCTTCTTCAAGGAGGCTCATGTCGCAGTTGAAGACGGTTATGAGAGAGCGACCGCGGGCGAGCGCTCGGGTCTGTAGACGCAGGAGCTCCCCCTTGACGAGATGGGGCTCCATACAGGCGATGGAGAACTTGATAGAGCCTTCGTTGAATAGCTTCGCTACGAGGCAATTATCGAAGCTCTCGGGGAGCGTTGCTTTGTCTATCTTCAGGGCCTCGGGGCTATATCGAACCTCGAAGTCCGCGCCCTGTAGCGTTGTGGGCTGCTCGAAGATGATGGGGATCGTGCGCGATTGGCCAGTGCGTAGTTGCTGGTTGGGGACTAGAAGGGTCTGGGCTCCCGCTGTGGTCGCGAGCAGGAGCAAGGGGCCTAGATATTTCCTCATATCGTCATCTCCTCCTCGTCCTCGACGAAGTCAAGCCTCGGCGCTGGGGCGAGAGGCTCCTCTTCCTCGGGGTCGATGTCTACGTTGCGTAGCTTTTCTAGGGTACGTTCGTACTGCTCTGGGTCCAGTTCGCAGGCTATGTACTTCCTCCGCATGGCCTTGGCTGTCGTGGGGACGACGCCGGACCCGCAGCAGCAGTCGAGGACGACTTCGCCCTCTCTTGTCGACTGCTCTAGCAGCGCTCGAATTAAGAGCGAGGGCTTCTCTGCGATATTGCCGCGGTCGGTCGGTGGGTCGAAGTTGAAGACGTTGCTCCTCTGCGATTTGAGCTGTCTCTCCCCACTGCTGTAGAAGAAGATCGGCTCGTAGCTCGGAGCATAGCGTCGGGTCCAATCGACCGTGCCCACGCTGTTGGGCTTGGACCAGATGAGGGGGATCGGGTCTGGTGCCAGGTCGACGCCGCGGAGGAGGTCTCGGAATTCGACATAGTGCCGCAGGGCGAAGACGCAGTAGAAGTGGGCGTTGGGTCGCATGACGCGCTTGATCTCTGGGACGATTTCGGAGAGGAATTTGAGTGCATACTCTGGAGAGTCATCGAAGTGAAGTTCGCCTCGTACGTTAAGGTCGGTTCCCCAGGGCGGGTCTATGATAACGCAGTCGACACTCTCGCTCTCGACTTGCTTTAAGAGTTCCCGCGCGTCTCCGAGCCAGACAGTCTCTGCATCGGTCGCAGCAGAGTGCCTCTTCGCAAGCTCCCTCTCGATCTCGTAGATGATACGGTCGACTGTCGCAATGGCGTTCTTCAGCGAGGGCTCCTCAGCTAGCTCTGGCATGGCCTCTAGGAGGCGGGCACCGTTGATGACGTAGGAGGTCATCGCAAGGGAGAGGTTAGCAGCGCTCGCGGTGTCCCGCATGCCCCAACCCTTCTCTTCCCCCTCAGCGGGTCTGCCAATCTGCGCTCCGTACTTCTCCTGCTTCAAGCGGTGGATCTCAGCTACGAGGCGGGACTGCTCGTGCCAAGTCATGTCCTTGCGACGGATGTTCTCTTCGAGTTCGATCTCCCGTAGGGCTAGTTCGTCGCAATCGGCGAATCGGTGGTAGGGGACATAGACCAGGCCCGCGATCTTCGAGGCTCGGTACCTCCGGCCGCCGGCCACTAGGTTGTTGTCCTGGTCTATGACGATCGGCTGGATCAAGCCAAAGCGGAGGATCGAGTCAACCAGGTCCCCTAGCTCTCCGTAGTCTGTGCGAAAGCGCGTGCCCTCGATGACTTGTTCGAGGGAGATGTACTTGTGTTGGAGATCGAGCGTCTCGAACCAGATCATTTAGTCCCCCGTAGCTTATTGCGAAGGAGCGAGCCGGGCCATCTTAGCTTAACGAAGAGGTCCTCGTTCAGCTCGATTGTTGGGTATCGGTCCTTACAGGACTTACACTCTCGGATACGTCGTCGGATAGGGAGGCCCTTCAGCTCCTTAGTGAGGTAGCCTGCGTCGACAACGCGGGAGTCGAAAGAGCCGCAGGCGGGGCAGTTGATACCGTGTTGTCTCTCGGGCATTGGGTCTCCTACTCAGCCGCGACTGTCTGCGGATTGTACTTCTTCGCGGATGATTTCGCGCACGAGTTGCTCGAACGTCAGCGGTTCTGGGATGGCCTTGCCCTGCGCCTCGCGTTCCTTGCGCATCTTGTCGTGGATCGGCCACAAGCCTGTGAGCCGCACGCACTCGTCGCACCAGTCAGTTGAGGTCGTATAGCTGGTCATATCGTCGATGCGGATGGTCACGCGGTGCAGTGCCCGTGGCACAACCGCCGCGCTGCACCGATCACAGGTGTAGGTAGTAGTTATCATCCTTAGCCCTCCTTTACTTACTATGGAAGCCCCAGGGAGCGCGGGCCTCCCTGGGGGTGGTTGGGGCACAGGTGGCCCTAGGCGATAGCCGAGAATCCCTTAACGACGTTGCGCTCCTGGTCCGGGACGTTGGAGGGCTCAACATCAACGGCGACATCTGCGAACTTGTTCATCGAGAGCCAGATGTCGGTGTCGTAGGTGATCGAGGCTGGGGCCTTGCAGTCGGGGCAGAAGTACTTCCCCTTCTCGAGGCCGTTCTCCTTCGTCCCACGGAGGAAGAGGCGAGGTTGCTCTGGGTTGTTGCATCGGGTGCAGGACCAAGGGAAGTGGAAGGCGTCGATGAATTGCATGAGCATGAAGGTATTCATCGGCTGACCGTCCTTCTGCGTGCCTCCGATCATGATGTTTGTGAAGGTCTTGCGCCCCTTGTACTCGCCCTCGACGACCTCTAACTCGGTCCCGATCATCGGGTTGTGTGCCTCTTTGCTCTCCCTCAGTTCGAGCTTCGTGGGCCTGCAACGGTAGGTGGCCTTGGGGAGGGGCTCGCGGTCTTCGACTGTGGCTAAGCTACTGCTTATGCGTGGCATCTGTTGTCTCCTTCTCTCTGTCTGTCTGTTGGTTGGCTACGAGCTTACGGTACTCGTGCTGCTTCACGGTCCCATATTGGACTCTCCTTTCTGTCACGCCTGGTTGACGATAGCGTGTCTTCGAGTAGGCTCCCTCGAACAGAGCGCGACGCACTGCGGTGTGGGATAGTTTGAGATATTCGCACACGTAAGGGAAACTAAAGTAGGAGTCGTCGTCTTGGTACTCCTCCATAAACCACTGAAGGGCCTCTCGCTTCTTCGATTGCCCGTGGCGGCCGCTGCCGTCGGAGATGAGACAGTTAGCGGCGTCGCGGAGGATGGCGTCGAGGAGGCGCTGCTCTGGCGTAAAGGGCCGGTAGGAGAGGAAGATTGCCTCGAAGGCGTTGGTGTCGACGAGCCGGTCCATCTCGTACCGAGTGTCCCACTCTGGCGCCCCTCTGTTAGAGGACAAGGCTGAAGTCTTGATCAACCTTGGCTGGGAGATTCTCTCGGAATCGAGTTCCGGCGCTACGGAGACGCGAATCGGGCCTGGTTTGCCAGTAGTACCACGGTTTGCCATCTTTTGTCTCCACTCCTGTGTAGAGAACGACGGTGAAGTCCTTCGTCCAGACCGGGGGCAGGACCTTCCCTTTGAGATAGGGCACGATCTGCGTGCCACCGGAGAGGTCGTCCTTGATGATGTTGTCGTGGCCGAGCATGACGGTGAGGATGGGGAGGCCATCTAGCGACTTACGGATCTCTGTCATCTTCCCAGCGTAGAAGCCGTAGTGCGCCTGGCTCTCACCGAGCATCCCACCGGCTGAGCCGGACATGGCGACGACGAACTCCATTACCATCTCGCTTAGGTTGGTGAGGTCGTCGATGATGATCGTGCTGGGGAAGTCGGTGGGCGAGGTAGGCTTGCCGTCGGGTCCGAGCATATCGTAGAGACGGTTGATGTCTCTCATGAGTTCCTCGAAGGGCTCTTGATTGTGGCCCGTTTTATGCCCGACCTGGATACGGTCGCCCTTAGTGCGGTCGTAGGTGAAGACCTCTATGTGCCTGTAGCCTTCGAGGAGGGCCAGCTTGAGAAAGGAGGCACTAGCAGAGGATAGGTCAAGGTACCAGATAGGGCGACCAGCCTTCGTTGGTTGGGTCTGGAGCCACCTCATCAGCGTGATGAGAGAGCGCGTCTTCCCTGTGAGGGGAGGACCCATTATGAAGATGGAGGAAGGGGAGTCTGAGATTAGTTCAGGGGCTAGGGTGCGTTGCATTTAGTCCTCCTCTTTTAGCTCGAAGAATGTCGTTGGCGTTGGATGGTTCCTCTTGATTCGGAGGAAGGACAAGACCTCCCGGACCGGGTCGGAGCCTAGGCAGGCCTGGAGGAGCACGCGCTCGATTGGAGTTAGGTCTTCGCCTTCTACCTCGAAGTAGACATGCTCTCCTCCGTTGCGAGACGTCGTTGTCATTCGATAGCGGATGTCATAGCCATTCTTGACTAAGCTGGCTAATACGTTGTCATTGATTTGAGCGCCATCGTCTAAGTCGAGAAATAGCTGTCTCGGCCCAGGTAGGACAACTTCGCAGTTCGAGGGGCAGTCTTTGTAGGGGTCTCTGTCTAGTCTACTTGCCATCTGTGTCTCCTCTTAGTTCTCGTTAGCTAGATAGTCGTTGGTTGCAATGATTTTATTGTACTCCATACGAGTAGCCTCGCCAGAGCCGATCGAATTTCCTTGCGCCTCTTTTTCTCTACAGACTTTAAAGAAACGTAGAGCAGCACGAACATATCCTTGGACTGAAACACCTCCGTTCAAGTGTTGCTGAACGGCGTCTTCGAGTTCATTATCGAGTTCGATCGAGAGTTTCATTTGCTTGTCTCCTTATTCTAGCGGTATCCAGGTCCGCGGTTGGTAACGGTCGAGCTGGTAGGTCGGGCCGACCCAACAGAGGTCGTAGAAAGAGCAGAGGCCGTAGTCAGTGCAGGCGCTCGTGCGCTGGTAGAAGGTGCCTAATTGTTCAGTGAGTGAACAGGTCAGCATACGCCCGACCCGCTCGCGCCAGCCCTGGACGATCTCGATCGTCTGCCTCCTCCACTGATCTAGGTCCTGCCGGCTCTTGTGGAAGGTGTCTCTCTGCGCTTCTCGCTTATCGGGTGCGACGAGAAGGACGTTGCCAATGACGCCGGCGACGTGTCTCTGGGGGGCTAGCTCCTGGAGAGTGTAGCAGTAGCCAGTGCCTTGCCTCTCTGTGCGGAGTTGTTTGAGACGCCGGTCGACGCCGGAGCCCGTCGTCTTTGTCTCGAGGACGAACCACTCTCCCGTCCGTACGTGCTCTAGGACGATATCCATACGGACGACGTAGTGGAAGGGCTCTTGGAAGTGAGGTGGGTCTCCATCGCGGGGCTCTATCTTCACGATGGCCCCGAGCTCTGGCTCTATCACGCGGTAGTAGCGGTCGAGCTCCTGGAAGCGGTCGAAGTAGTCGTCGAGGATGGTGAGGCCGTTGTCCTCTGTATGCTTAGAGCAAGGTTTGCCCTTCTCGATGCAACCAGAGGGGAAGAGCTCTGTGTACTTGCGAGCGAAGGCGCGCATCGCCGCGAGACGGCGCTTGGAGTCCTCGGCGCCTTGTTGGGTCAGTTTGTAGTAGACCGCGAGCCCTTCGTGGACACAGGAGCCAAAGTGCGCCCCTGGTCCCACGGCGTTATCGAGGCCACCGCGGTAGAAGAGGTAATAGAAAGCCTTCCGGGGGCAGCTAAGGATTAGTTCGAGACGGTGGTTGTCGTACCACTCTAGCCTCTCTAGTAGTTCGCGAGGGGTGGTCATTGTAGATCGACCTTTGTGAGAGCGAAGCTGCTCTCGTTCTCAGCGAGCCAATTGACAATCCCGGCGAAGGCGATGGGCCACTGTGCAGCGTCGCCTGTGGCTTCTAGTTGGCTTCGGACGATCATGTAGATCGCGAGGCCAAGAGCCTCTATCGCCTCGTGAGGGTTGATGGTCGGGTCGTGGCGGACTAGTTCGTAGAGTTCGTTGGCCTTAGAGAAGATTTTTTGGTTGTTCATTCGGTCTCCTCTTCGTTGGTTAGTTCGAGAAGTAGCTCTCGCTCGTGGGTCAGTTCATAGGTCTCCCCCTCTAGCTGAATGCGCCGGTCTGAGAACTTCGGGAACATGACGAGAGAGCCCTCGGCTAGGTCCGAGCCTAGGGACTTAGCTACTAGCTCCCCTAGTTGAGGGCGCTCTTGTGCGCTCGGGGGGAGGTAGAGGCCGCCCTTGGTCTGGGAGGGGGGCGGTCGGTGCTTGATGAGGACGCGGCCTTTGAGAGTGCGGATACGACGGGTCATTCGTCCTCTCCTTCTCCCTCCGACCCGACCGGCCCTTCGATGATAAAGGGCAGGTCCCCAATGGTGACCCAAAGGCCGCTCTCGGTCCGGAAGGAGACGGTGAGTGGGTTCACGTCGAACTCGAAGTCAGAGACGTCTTGGTACTGCTGGAGCAGTGTGCCTTGTTGTGTGTAGATTGAGATCGTCTTCATCTCGATTCTCCTCTTTGTAGTCGTTGCGCGGTCGCCAAGAGAGGGGCTCCGCAATTGTAGCAGTCTGGCCACTCGATCTCCGTCGGCCCTTCGGGCTCTATCTTCCCGCTAGGGAGGAGACGGACGCGGTGGGAGATAGGGCAGTTAGGGCACTTGAAGGTCATTATAGGGCTCTGCGTCGCAACATTCGTTCATTTGAGGAAGAATGGGGCAGCAAGTAGGCATCGGAGCAGGGCCGCAGTTTACGTACTTCGGCGTGCCCGTCTTCATCGGATAGCCAGCGTCCATCTCGAATTGCTCTTCCTCTTCTTGTCCGCTGGTTAAGTAGACGAGAGCGAGGCCCAATGAGAGCCAAACCAGGAGCCCCGCAAGGACGGCGAGCGCTCTCATGCCGTTGACTCCAGAGGCCACGTTACGACACAACCCTGCTCGTCGAGCCATTCGAGCGTCTCCTCCACGCAGGGCTGGCAAGTGCCGTTGAGACGGGAGCGAGACCAGCGCAGGCAGAAGCGGCAACGTCCCCAGCCGCGGAGCCATTGAGGGATCATAGGATGTCCTCCCCGTCGATGAAGTCGTCCCTCTTGGTGGAGACGGAGGCGTTGCCGACGGGTGCTCGCTTCTTCGCTTTGACGCCGGGCGCCAGGCGCGCACCGCGGAGGAGGGTGAGCTTCTCCTCCAGCTCGGCGTCGGTCATCTCTACGATAGGCTTGTCGATGAGACGGAGGATGGCGGAGGGGGAGCCTTGTTGGCTAGTTAGTCGGGGCATTGTCCTCTTCTCCTTCTTCGTCGGTACAGACAACAGACTCATACTCTTCGACTCGCTCCGGCTGTGCGGGGATGGTGCGGGTCTGCTTGACAACGCAACAAGTGGGGGGTAGGTAGGAATGGAGGTAGATGTCGATGTTGAGGTTGCTGCGAGAGGAAGGCCAGCAGACGTAGAGCCGTCCGTTGCTCTGCTCTTTGTCGCCTTTGCAGGCGAGGAGCCTCGTGAACTTGAGAACGAGCGCACGAGCGGCTTCCGACGGGGCTTGCTTGTCGAAGAAGAAGTCGAGAGAGGAGCTGTAGCAAGATGCCCCGGCGAGGAGGGTGAGGTCCTCGTCTGTGAGTTCGCCTGTGAGGTGTACGAAGGCGCGTTTTGCCACGAGCAATCTGTCGATTGTTTCGTCGATGGATGCTAGCTCTATTGCGATTATGCCTCGATTCATATCAAAATCTCCTCTTCGTCTATTAGCTCCCCTCTCGTTGCCTCTCGACGGTCGAACGTCTGCGAGCCCCTCAGCGTTGAGCGGACCAGAGGGGGGCCGTGGGCCTCGAGGACGGGTCCGATCTCCAGGGCGAGAGTGAAGGAGCAGGCTGTGTAGTCATCTTGGTAGAAGGTTAGTTCGAGACGGGGTGGGTCCGTCTCGGAGATACCGAAGGCGCAGGCCCGGACCCGGAGGGCGGTGAAGTCTGGGTAGGGCGCGAGGCGGTCGGTGAGCGTGGGGTTGAAGGGGTTCGTGGTGGCTCCTTTCTGTTCAAAGGCTGAACGGTTAGCGTTCGTATCTATCCTGCCACCGGCGTTCTGCCTCGTCATCGTAGAGCGCTTCTTCCCAGGCTTGGTAGGTCTCTTGGCCTATGGAATAGGCGTACTCCTGGTCGACGGGGGTGCCGCAGCTAGGGCAAGCGTCGGGAAAGTTGTCAACGCAGCCGGCCTCCCCTGGGTCTCCGTAGGCTGGGGAGCTGGGGTTGGAGCAGGGTGGGGGAGGCCGGTCGGGGGAGAAGGCAGCGTCGGAGGCGACGACCGCGTCGCATTCGAGACAGCGGAGTTCGAAGGTGAAGGGCTTCATATCGCCACCTCATCCACCAGCTCTCGCGCCTCCGGCTCCTTTTGCTGTCGAGTGGGTCGAGGGGGAGCGGGCTCCCCTTTGATGATATAGCGATGCCCTCCCCCTTGAGAGGCTTGGAGGTGGAGGTGGAGTTCGAGCCAAGTGGCCGTGGCCAGGCCGCAAGAGCAGCGGTGGAGGACGGAGCGGTAGACGGAGAGACGGCGGCCTTCGAGCCGGTGGCTCGAGACGAGTCGGGCCAGGGCGGACTCGTTCGCGCTCTGCTCTTCTAGAAGAGCCTGTCGGAGAGCGAGACGAGGGGAGATCTCAAGGAGCCAGTGGCAGTCGAGACAGAGGCCGTCGATCTGGGAGGGGAGGGGGCAGTTGCGACAGGGGTTAGACATCGCTTGGCTCCTTCTTGGCTAAGAGTATAAGCTTATCGAGGTCCTCGATAAACTCTTTTTTATACTCTTCAACCGCCGGAGCCCACTCGAAAAGAATCTTGTCATAGAGTTTCTCTAGTTCCGTTTTGACTCTCTTTGTGCCGCGTGCGTTCATTGTACGGTCCCCTTTCGAATGGCGAGAAGGCCAGAGGGGCCGACCTCGATGAGGCGAGCGCCGACCGCGAGGGCGATCGAGGCTATGTCGGCTACGACGGTAAAGGGAGAGTTGAGTCGCTGTTGTTGATCGTGGGTCTTGCAGGTTTCGCAGATTGTGGGGTTGCATCGGGAGATGAGTTCGACGCTGGAGACAGCGCGTAGCCGCCGGGAGCGGAGGCGAGCAACGGTCTCGGGTCGGTGCGTGTGGAAGATGGTGCCGCTGACTAAGCGGACGCTGAGGATCTGAGTGGTCATACGAGGCCTCCTTCATCATCGAACTCGAAGCGATTCTCCTCGTCCTCGGAGATAAAGGTCTCAACGCCGTCCCCCTCGACGACGCGGCGCTCTGCCGCGGCGGGGATGATGCCAAAGGTCGGGCTCGTCGTTGACTCCCGGCGGAGCTTCGCGGCGCTCTTGATCCGGATGGAACGTCCAGAGTGCATGTTGGTCGCGAGCCAGCCACCGTAGGGGCTAGGTCGGTCGAGACGGACAGGGACTAGGACGCCGCTGATCCGAGCGATGTAGATACTCCCTATCTGTACGTCAGCTTTGAGCATCGGTGGCCTCCTTCTGCTGCTGAGAGGCAAGTTCACACGCTCGACGAAAGACCGCGTTGGTCTCTCCGTACTGCGCGTTGGTCATATTGGGGCTCCTCTCGCCACTGGTACACTTGGCTGTGCTACCTAGGGCTGCTACCGAGCCGGTCAGGGCGCGGTAGTGTTCAATTGGCGGATTGTCCCATATCTGGGGAAAAAAGGGAAGTGAAAAGCGTTCACTCTTTGGACCTGGGGCATTAGGCCGCCTAAACGCCAATTAAATGCCGGGTCAGGTCCGCTCTCTCGCATCGTCCACCAGCGCCCAATACTCATCCCACTCTGCGTCGGGGGCCTCCGGGTCGGGCCGCGCTGGGCGCTCTATCAAGGCGTTCGATACAGCGGACGTAGCCAACGATATCAACGAGATTGTCCTCGTGTCCATGGCCAGTGGCCTCCCTTGCGAGCTTCGTAGCGATCTGACAAAGGCAAACTTGCCTCGGGGACACCCGATGCCCGAGGACGACGGACCAGAGGCGCGCGATAGCTACGATGTTGATTTCAGGGGGGCCGTAGACCTCAGCCCTACCATCAACCGCGGCTAGGGCCGCGTCGAAGATGGCTGAGTCGTATCTATCACGAACACCTGGCCCGTGCTGCGCACGGGTTCGGGGTCTCTTGGTGCGTCGTTGGGTGGGCATCGGGTCCTATTTGTTCAAGGGTTGAACATCTGCATTGGTCTCAGAGCGCGACTCGGAGAGAGACTCAATCGACTCCCACTCCTCAGCCTCGAATAGGGCGGGGGGCCCAGCCTCCGAGCCTGCGACCGAAGCAGGCGTCCGATCGGCTGAGTCGAGATAGACGTAGATAAGGCGAGCTACGAGAGCGGAGACAGAGACGCCCGAGTCGGCCGCACGGCGGGAGAGACGGGCAGCGTCCCCGAGGGGGAGGTAGGTGTCTATGCGCTTGCGCTCCCTCACGGCTGAGGCTCCTCGACGTCGAGAGCTATGGAGGCTGTCCCGTCTTTGTAGACGACAACGAGAAGCTGGGGTAGGTCAGGTTGGAGATTCGGACCCTGTTTGAGATAGTAGGGAATCACGAGGAGGTCCTTTCGAGAGAGGTCCTCGTTCACAGCCTTGCGGAGGGCAAAGAGCCGTGGGGCAGAGACAAGGACCAAATCAGGGATGCCGAAGTCTAGGAGCTGTTGAAGGGGGCTAGAAGTCATCTTCCACCATTGAGTTGAGGATAGGGGCGCGAGGGGCCGGTTGCTGTGTAGCTAGGCGCTGGCGGAGGAGATAGACAGCTCCCTCATGCCGGTCCGCGATGCCTTGGACTAGGTTCTGCGTCCCAGGGGAACAGGCGGTCTGGTTGTCTTGGATAAGACGGAGGATAGCAGCCTCCTGGCGGAGGGCGGTGGGGAATGGCGTGTCGGTCTGGTTAGGAAAGAGGCTGGCTACCATAGCAACCTGACCGGCGAGAGAGCCGCCGAGACCTACCAGGCGCTCCGCGAGGGGGTCGATGTCCGCTTCGGTCGTATCGTAGAGCCGCCCCAGGAGCAAGTGATCGGCGTAGTTCGGGGAGGCGAGCCAATGTGCCTCTTCGTAGAAGAGGGCTAGCGCTCGCAAGCGAGCGAGGAGAGAGAAGAGGAACTCGTTGGTGGGGGTCATAGAGACTCCTTTCCGTGTAGGGCTAGGACAGACGCAGCGAAGAGGAGAAGCTGCGCTGTCGTAGCGTTTTGTTTCATTCGGTTAGCGAGGTCGGAGACGACTTGCACGTTGCCTTTGGTATAGCCGAGGGAGGGGTCGATCTGACTCAATGTTGAGTTAGTTGGTAGTTCGTGTTCTAAGTCGTGGGTGAGAGGGATATGAAGGTAAGGGCAGATGCGAGGGATAATTACGTCTCCTATCGAGATAGAGAAAGGGAGCTTCGCTCGCCTCGCGTGGAGCTTAGCAGCTTGCCAGAGCCAACGTTCACGACAGAGTAGGTAGTGAGCACGGACCTTTCCTGGGTTCTCTCTGTGCCACTTTATTTGACCCGCTTTAATAGGCATGTGTTCACCTATGAACAGTTTTATTGAGGGGGCGGTCGGAACGCCGAGTGAGCACATTGTCCTCTCTTACAGGGAGCGACACAAGACGAAAGAAAGGCGAAAGCTTTCTAAAATTCCCCACATGTGGGGGCGAATATTCAAGTGTGCCCGTACCTCTGCGGTTTTTGAATGATGTGTTCCTCTGTCTCTCCCTCTCTATCTCTTCTTTTTTTTTTTTGTTTTTAGAAAGAGAGAGAGACAGTAGGGGAGAGAGGGGAGCACATCGAGCCGAAACCGTGCGCTTGCACGCAAGCTTGAGAAAATGCCCCTACGGGCAGGCATAGGAGGGGCCGTTTTCGCTCTTTGTGCGCTTTGCGCGTGGGTCTTGAACACTTCCGAGGGAGCGAAGGAGCCTAGGACGGAGCCTAGACCATTGAGCATAAGCGAGGGTGCGCCTAGGGAGCGCGTCGCGGCCCTGCGACATTAGATAGCGTCGCACCCTGCTAATGCCGGGATGAACGCAATTCACCTGCGAGAGAGCGAATATGCTTGACACTGTAGGGGCGCGGGCTGTACAATCCGCAGTATGGAGAAGGGAGCACAAGCTATGAGGCGAATTGAGACACAGACGACAACGGGGCCGTTGCGCTTTACCACGTACGCCGATGGGACACGCCTCGTAGAGCGCTACCTCTGCGGCGCTTGGCTCCCTATCGCCGCGTAGCGCGTGCCTCTTGACACGTGAGAGCGCGCTTGCTATATGTAGTGCCCCTCGGTTGACTATCGAGGGAGAAAGAGAGGAGTGAACGGATTCGCGCCTAAGGCGTCCGGTCTGAAGGCAAGGAACGCGGCTACTTAGCAACCTGAGACAAGGCGAACATCGGCAACGTGCGAGACAAGGCATGTAGAGGAAACTCATACCATGGCATACAAACTCGGATTCAAGCGCGTCGGGAGTCTGTTGACGGCAGAGAAGGCGACCGATGGGAAGGAACACAGACTGGCGCGGTTTGTACCTTTCATCCGTGGCGAGGGGACCGAAACGAAGGAAGACTTGCAGAAGGGACTCGGCGCGCTCTACGACGCCTGGGCGAAGTTTGACCAGTCGAAGAAGGGACGGAAAGAGACTAACGGGAAGGTCGAACCGGCGGATGTCGACTATGCTTCATTCGGGAACACATCCCCTGCAACGCCGGAGCGCTTTCTCGCGGCCCTCTGGCGTGGTCTGAGCCTGGACCACACGCCGGAGATGCAAGCTGCGCTTGCGCAGTTCCACAAGGGACGGGGAGAGAAGAAGGCAAGCGCCGGACGCGCTGAAAACTTCGTCGAATAGGAACCGACGAAGCAGCAAGAGGGGCGCCCATAGGGGCGCCCTTTTTGTGTCCTTGGGGTGCTAACCTTAGTTAGCTGCTAACTTTGGTTAGCAGAGGGGGTGCGTACCCGAGTTAGCACTCTCGCCAGTCTCTAAGGCGAAACGCTCCGGGCTGCTTACCTGCTTCCCTCGCCTTCTCTGTCTCACCTTCCGACCGACCTTCCGACCGGCCTACGAGGCAGGTCACTTGACACCGATACTTGACACGTTACTCGTTTAGTGACCGGCGGGTCGGCCTGAGGCGCTCGACATGCGCCCCCATGCCAGCTTGCGCCCATGCCCTTGTCGATGCACAGGGCCGCGCCAGCGGCGCGATCGAAGGCAGACCCGACCGTGGGCCTTGCCTTGCGCTCGCACGCGCCCTAGGGCACCGCAGCGCCCAGGGGGGCCGGCCCCAACCGCGCCCCCTAGCGGGGGCAGAGCTATCACCTAGACCCCCCACTCTCTAAAACTCTCTCTCATTCCTTCTGCCTACGTCGAAACGACGCGAGGCATTGGGAGGCGCGTCTGCGACGCGATTGTGAGGGGGCAAGCGGGGTGGGTCGGGGTGGGTGAACGATTCTGGACTACTGACAGGGAATTTCCCGGTATATGGGCCTTGCTATTCGTCGTAGGCGAGAGGACAATGTGAGGTAGAGTGGGACCGGACCCGAGCTAGTTGTGTTCACCCTTGAACAGTTCGGTCCCTAACGCAGAGAGACGCATGGCAGCCTGGGAACCAAGAAAGCTCAACCCCTCGCACTACCGCATCCTAACGCTCCACTGGCGCGGGCTTCCCCACGGGGAGATAGCCCTTGAGGTTGGTGTCACGACGCAGACGGTGTCTAACGTCGTTACGAGCGAGTCGGGTCAGGCGGTATTGGAGGAGTTGGCGCGCCGCACGTTAGATACGGCGCTAGATGTACAGACCGTCGCACAAGCCTACGCCCCCGGGGCTCTAGAGGAGCTGGTTAAGCTGGCATTCTCGAGCCGGGATGAGCGGGTTAAGAAGACGGCGTGTACGGACATCTTGGCTATGGCTGGGCATGCTCCGGTCCGGAGGGTGTCGATCGAGCGACCCGACCCTGTCGACGAGCGTTTCAAGGGCAAGAGCGAGGTCGAGATGCGGGCCGAGATCCTGAAGAGGCTCGGCTACGTAGAGGAACCAAGCGATGCACCCGAAAGCTCGACCCTTCATTAGGCCCCTTCCTCGTTTTCGTTTGTTTCGTGTTTACCAAGAGGCGATGGACCTAACCTCCTGTTTGTTCTTTTGTAGTTGGGTTGGGTTTGGCTTTTTCGTCCCTCTTAGAAAGAGCAAGGTAGTAAATTCAGCGATGGTAAGGGGGCCAATGTGGTACAGGCGTGGGTTCGGAGTCGTCGTTGATTGGCTCCCTACGCGAAGGCGGCTCTCTCCAGGGGTGATAAATACGCTCTTTATCAAAGACAGTTGGTCCCACGCGCCCTTTGACTGGGGTAAGGAAAATGCGTAAAGTTCGACCCTCCACTAGCAAGCCGATGCTGGGTCTCGTCAACCTGGCACGAGGGGCATTTGCATCCCTCCTACGCGTGCAAGCGTCGCTGGTGGAGATTAAGCGGTTCGGGCCGCCCCTCGGCCGCTTCTCCTCTGTCCCTCTGAGGCAACCCTGCCGCAGGCAGGGACAGGTAACCTGGGTCTTGGCAATAGCGATAGCATCGAGGTTGGGTCGGTGGTAAGCAAGATACCGAGGTCGTTTGTGGATAGGGTGGTTGCGTCGCTGCTCCCGACGAGGGAGGCAATTCGCTCTATGCCTCTCGATAAGCTCGCGCTCTTAGACGAGGAGGAGAAGGGCCTTCGCGGTCTGGTTGAGCGGGACCCGATCCGCTTCTTCCGGCCCACGCCCGGAGGGCAGCTCGCTTTCGCTACTTGCGACGACCCCACGGTCCGCGTGCGCGGCTACTTCGCCGGCAACAAGAGTGGCAAGTCCACGATCGGGGGCGTCCGTCTTCTAGAGCGCTTGAACGGTGCCCCGCTCTGGGACCGCGACAATCGCCACTACGAGGCCAAGATTCCCTCTCGTTGCTGCGTCTTCGCAGAGGACTTTGACTCTCACAAAGAGACTACCATCCCCACCATTATGAGCTGGGCTCCGAAGGGCTTTCTCAAGAAGACCAATCGGAACCCAGCAGGGCACATTGTCGAGATGGTAGCGGCCAATGGCTCTATTGTCCACTTTCGCACCTACGACCAAGGGTCGGACAAGGCGGAGGGCAAGGATTGGGACCATGTCTGGTGTGATGAGCCTCCGCCTCGCGACATCTACACAGCGATCTATCGCGGTCTGGTTGCCCACGATGGTCAGCTTGACATCACGGCGACGTTGCTCAAAGAGGCGTGGCTCTGGGACGAGGCAGAGCGCCCCTCGTTTAAGATCTTCAGCGGCTCTATCAACGACAACATTTGGCTCCAAGACGCAGCGAAGGCTGACTTCCTTGGCTCGCTCACTGACGAAGAGCGCATCGTACGGGAGACGGGCCGACCCACGACGCTCACTGGCCTCATCTACAAGTGCTTGAAAGACGACCGCCCCTACATCCTCCCCCCTGACGAGCTCCCAAACCCGACCAACTGCCCCACCGTCGTCGGGATCGACCCTCACGAGCGCAAGCCCATCTTCGCGATCTGGGCCTACGTCACTGAGAGAGATCAACTCGTAGTCTTCGACTACGCACTCATCCACTCCTCAGGGCACAACAGCCTAGCGCAGATCAAGACGCAACTCGAGCAGAGGGAGCTAATGCACCTCACGAAGCCTCGCATCTGCGTTATGGACCCAAACCGCGGGAGAGCGAAGCAGCTCGGCGGCTCTTCGTGGGCAGAGACGTTCGAGGACTTCGGCTACGACGTCACGATGGGGGATGACAACATCCACGATGGGCATACGGCGGTGACGCACGCGCTCGTCGAGGGCAAGCTCCTCTTTAGCGAGAATTGTCGTGGTCGAGGCGGGCCAATCTGGCAAATGCTTCGCTACGGTTGGGAGGACTGGGCCTCGAAGACGATGCGGTTTGCTAGGACACCGAGGGAGGTCCCGAAGGACCTCTACAAGGACTTCCCTGATATTATCCGCTACCTCGTCAAGTCCAACATCAAATACGATGAGTTGTTCTTCGGTCTCCCGGTCGTGAGCACGCTCCCTGAGGGAGTGCGAGATAGGGAGTTGCGAGCGTACATTTAGTGAACTGTTCATTAACTGAACGGATTACCAGAGGAGCTAAGATGAGCGAAAGATGGAAATGGTTGGGCCTCGCGGGATTAGCGGCGGGTCTGGTCGGGTTGCTGTTCATTCCGCAGTGTGCGCAAGCGCAGGAGACCGCGACTCCGACGGCTTCGCATACGCCTACCGCGACGCAGACGGCGACGCAGACGCCAACGATCACGCACACTGCGACTAAGACGCATACGCCGACGCAGACCCACACGCCCACTGTTACGCCGACCAAGACGGCAACGGGCGCTCCGGAGAAGGCCTCCCACGTGCATGCGCTTGAGTTGACGATGCTCGATACCAACTCCAACCTCCCAGACCATGCGGATCAGTGCATCGCGGAGAGTTACGACCCGAAGATGCCGGATACGTGTCGGTGTGTCATGTACATCGTCTACGCGGCAGGGACGAAGCACCTGCGGGTCCGGTGCCCGGATGGGGTCGTGGCGACGATAGCGAGTTGGTAAGCTAGTGAGCGTAGACGATACATACCTCCCAGAAGAGGCCGTTGAGGGAGAAGGCGAGAGCGTCTTCTCCCAGGATGAGGCGGACCTTCTAGGGACGCTCGTCTCTCGCGCGTATGAGAAGAGGCAGATTCGTCTCTCTTCCGAAGAGGAGTCTCTGATCTCTCAACGCGTACTGAACGACTTCAACAGCGGGGTTGGGGACAACATCGAATTTCAGAACCTCCACGTCCAGTTGATGAAGAACTGGCGGGCTACGCCAGAGCCGAAGGACTTTCCCTACCCCAACGCCTCCAACATCAAGGTCCCTCTTACTTCTTTCCTCGTAGAGCAGACCGCAGCGCGCCTCGTAAAGGCCATCCTCGGAGACGATCTCTACGCACGCTTCTCAGCCCTCGACGAGCGGGTCCGGCCTGAGGAGCTTGACGCGCTCAATAAGTGGTTTCACTACGAGCTCTCGGAGGTTGTTAAGCTAGAGACGGTGCTCGACACTTCGTTCCAGTCTGTGTGCCTAGATGGCTTCGACCTCCTCGTGGCTCTCTACGAGAGGAAGACGGGCTACGTCAATCAGCACTACGAGGTCCAGATCGAGGACAATCAGCGTCTCACGGTGCAGATGAACACGATGCTCGAGGATATGTTCCGGGACTTCGAGATCGGGGCCGTGAAGCAGCCGCAGGCTGGCGTCTTTGACGTAGACTTGGAGAAGGATGGAGAGAAGCTTAACGCCGTGGTGCGGTTCTCGATCGAGTCGACGAGGCTTGTTGCTGATGTACTGCTCGAGGACATTGTCTTCGATGGGGTCTGTGTCGATTCGCTCCCGCTGGAGCGCGTTGTTATCGTTAATACGGGGCCGACCGTCGACGAGCTTCCTTTCTTCGGCCTTCAGCTCTGGTACGATGTGCTCGGCTTCGAAGACCTCTGCGACGGGCGCTATTTTAGGAAGCTCTCGAAGGCAGACATCGAGACCGTTAAGGCGCACGGGGTCAACAAGAGGGGCAACGTCGTTCAGAGGAAGTGGTCGGATGAGCTGGACAAGGCTGAGGGGACGGAGACGACAGGAGCGAGTCTCTATCGGTTCGATAGGAAGTGGGTAGAGGTTTATCGGTGGGAGGGCCGGTGGGAGGTAGATGGCCGGGTGCAGGATGTCGTGGTCTGGTACGCGGCAATGTCTCAGAAGATTCTGAGCATTCAGTATCTCGCGGACCTGAGCCCGGATGGCTGTCGGACCCCGACCAAGATTGACTGTATCCCTGTGAAGGGTAGGTTCTACTCAATCGGGATGGCTGAGTGGCTCCGACATGTACAGGCGGAGATGGACGGCATCCACAATCAGCGCCTAGACGCTGGTATCTTCGCTAACTCGCCGTTCTTCTTCTACGAGGCTGGTGCCGGTCTCGACAAGACGGTCATCCAGACCGAGCCGGGTAAGGGCTACCCCGTTAAGGACGTATCAAAGGTCCTCTTCCCCAAAGTCAACTGGAGCCCGATCTGGTCCTTCCAAGAAGAGGAGCTAGCCCGACGCAACGCAATGGACCAGGCTGGGTACGACGATACGAGCCTCGGTTCGTTGGCCTCGAAGCGCATGACGGCGAGCGAAGTCATCGGCGCGGCGGAGGCGACTAACCTAAGGACGGAGCGACTTGTCCGTCGAACTCTTTTATCTTTAACGTCCCTCATTCGGCGAATCTTTGCGCTCTATCAGCGTCACTTACCTGACAAGCGCGTTTATGAAGTCTCAGGGATTGATGGGACCCGTGTGATGCAAGTGCTCGAGCGCCGGCTGCTCAATTCGAAGGTTGCTCTGCATCTTACAGGGGACGTGCGCAAGATCAGCGCTCAGATCGAGCGAGACGTGGCGATGAATATGCTCTCGGTCTTGCTCAATCCTCTCTTGCTCCAGATCGGCGTTACAAAGGGAGATACGATCTACAAAGCGGTGGAGAAGGTAGTACGGGCGTTCGACTACAAAGGCGTCCCTATCCATATGCCAGACTTGCCGCCCGATTCACTCCCGCCTGCGAGTGAGGAAGCCTTGATGTATCGGGAGGAGCAGGTAGAGCCGTCCCCAACCGAAAATATGCAGCTGCACCTAGCCCACCATATGCGCCAACTCGCAGACCCGACCCTCGAGCAATGGACGCCGATTGGCCGACAGCTCCTCATGGCCCACGTTCAGAAGACGATGCAACTCCAGGAAGTTGTCCAGATGATGAACCAGCAGCGCGCAGCGATGGCCGCGCAGATGCGCCTCTCGATGGAGGAGCAGGGCGTTCGTCCTGGTAAGGCGGGCTCGCAACAAGTGGGTGGCCAGGCTGAGGGCGGGTCAGCTGAAGAGGGCGTTGAGGGCGCACCAGCGGAAGGGCAGGCGTTGCAGTGAGTCGCGTTGATAGAATGCGCCTGGAGGCCTTGCCTGAGTACCAGCTCGTGATCGGTCGAATCGTGCGAGAGGCACAGGACAGTAACGACTTCGCCGCCGATGCGCCCTCGATGGAGCGGAAGGAGTACTACCGTGGGATGCGTGATGGCCTACGTCGCGCCCTCGCGATCCCAGAGGAGATCTTGAACAACGAGGAAGGGAGTACCGAGGATGAGTGAGCAAACGTCAGCCACGCTGCCTGAGTCTGGGCAGAGTGAGGTAGACCGACTCCTAGCGGAGTTGGGAGGGGACCCAGAGGCCGAGACGCCACCGGCGCCAGCGGAGGAGACACCCCCTGCGCAAGAGGAGCCGAAGGAAGAGACCGCGGAGGAGCTCAAGACGCGCCTACATGATCTCGAGAGCAAGCTCGCGGGTCAGAGCGCGGAGATCTCGATCCTGCGGGATTTTGCTACTCGGCCAACGACGGCTCCTGCGGCGACGGAGGAAGAGCCCGAGATCGACGTCGTAGGCCTTCGCAAGAAGCTGGAGACGGCGCCAGTTGAGACGATCCTCGAGATCGTCAACAAGGCGACTGAGCGCACGGCTCGTAAGGTACGAGAGGAGACGCTCCGAGAGTTCGATGGGAGAACGAAGGCTCGTGATCTGCTGCAAGAGGACCGCGATACCGTGCTGCGCGAGTACCCGGCGATCATGACCGATTCGGACTTCCAAGCTGAGGCATCGGCTGAGTTCTCGAAGATTCAGCGTCTGCGAGGGGGCCAGACGCTCCCAGGGGATATGTACGCGGCTGTCTCAGCCGCAGCGGCCAAGCGGGTCGGGAAGGTGCCTGTGAGGACGAACGGACGTAGAGAGCTGGTCAATCCGATGACGCGCTCGGCCAACCCACCGGCTGGTGACGAAACGCGCCCTGAGGGAGAGTTCAAGCCCCACGAGATGGCCGCGATCGAGAAGACCTGCAAACAGTACGGTATCTCGAAAGAGCAGTACATGGCTCGCTTCGCGGCGAATAGGAAGAAGGATCGGTCGTTTGGGAGGCCCGCATGAGTGAATCAACTGTCTCTGCGCAAGAGATCGAGGTCGCAGGGGAGATCATTGACGAGTTCACGGGAAAGAGGTGGGCTGTCCCCGTCGACAACTGCGACGACCTCAGCGACCGGACGATCCCTAACCCGCTCGCGATGCCGGAGGATCGGCGGGACCCGCGGTTCGAGTACCAGTGGATACGAGAGAACCAGTGGACCGAGTACAGCGCCATTGGGTGCGTGCGGGTGACGAGACAGGAATTCAACGGCGAGAAGCCTCATGCGCTGGATGATGAGTACGGGACTCCCGTCGGCTCGTACGTCGAGTACGAAGGCGCCATTATGATCAAGATGCCGAAGCACGTCTTCGAGCTGAGGCAGCGGCAGCAGAACAACGAGGCGAGACTCGCTATGCAGGACGTAGCGAAGCAACAGAGTAGGCAACAGCGCGGCGGTGCCCGAGGCACAGTCGAAGAGACGGAGGAAACAGTGTTGTCAACTGCGGAGGAGCGCCCCCGCGGGAGACGTCGATAGGAACGGAGAAGGAGAGAGACAATGCCTCTAGCGAATCAGGATACTCCGTTCGGCTTTAAGCTGTATCGCTCTTCGAAGGTGGGTGTGCACCGGCAGAATCGTACAGCTTCGGCAGGACGGGCGAAGGATCTGATGGTAGGGGATGCCTATAAGGATGCAGGGGACGGGACCGTTGTGCGGGCGACCGCGAACAACGACACGATCCTCGGCATCGTCGAGGGCATCAAGGTGAACCCGATCGCGGCCTCGCCGCAGGGTCCGGTGTCGCAGGACTACATCCCCGCGGCGGACGCTGGCGAGATCATCGGTATCGAGGACAAGGATGCGGAGTACATGGTGCAGATCGACGATTCGACGGGCGAGGCGCCGGGGACGGCTGTCGGGCTCGTTGATGCAGATGGCTCTCAGCTCTTCCGGCAGAGCCGGCAGACCGTGGCCACCGCAGGGACCCAATTCACCGTGACGGAGATCCCGCTGCGAGCCGATAACCAGGCAGGCTTGCTCGCGAAGATCATCGTGCGGCAAGCGTAAGGAAGGAGGATCGCGATGTCTGTGATGAGAGCGTACTTCCAGCGATTCCTCTTCCCTGGAATCGAGGAAGTTCTACACAACGCGTTTGCGGAGATACCGCTCAGCTACCCGGGTATCTTCAACATGAAGACGATGGACGGGGCGTTCGTAGAGGATATGGGGTGGGTCGGTACGACCCTCTTTAGCGTCCTCGAAGAGAACGGAGAGGTGCCTGAGGATGACTTCCTGCCCGGGCTGCCGAAGCGTTACCAGTTCATCGAGTACGCGAAGGAGATCGGCTTCTCCTGGCGGATGATCAAGGATGGAAAGGTACCGCTGTGGAATGATCGAGTGTCGGACATGGGATTCAGCGCCCGGCAAACGATGGAGGTCATCCACGCGGATACCTGGAACAACGCCTTCTCAGCGACGGCCCCGTACGCGGGGCCCGATGCCAAGGCCCTCTGCGCTACGGACCACCCATTCTGGCGAGGTGGTGGTGCACAGAGCAACGTTATGACCCCGGCGGCCACGATCTCGGTCCCGGCGATTCGGCAGATTCTCATCCAGTTCCGTCGGCAGTTCGACCACACCGGCGTCCGTCGTATCAACGTTGTCCCGGTCAACTTGATCCATCCACCCGAGGAAGAGTGGAACGTCAAGGAGATCTTGAAGAGCTCGGAGCGGCCCGACACGGCCAACCGAGCGACGAACGTCCTCAACAACGTGCTCACGCCTGTGATGTACCCGTATCTCACGAGCGCGAAGCGCTACTTCGTCACCTGCGACAAGGGTCGGCACAAGGTGAAGTCGTTCACGAGGGAGGCCTTCCACACCTCCGAGCGTGAGGACGAGAAGCGACGCATCAACTACGCGCAGGCGTTCTTCGCCTGCGCAACGGGCTTCTCGGACTACCTTGGCATCATCGGCGCGAATCCCGCTTAAGGCGCAGGATGGTGTTCTGGCTGAGGTGGGCTAGCGAGGATGGTAGGCTAGGGCTACCGACACCTGGCTTGCTGACGGGTCTGGGATGGCGTGTGGTGAGGCGACATCCAAACTGGCCCACCTCTATCTTGATGAGAAAGGACGAAGATGGCGACGACACTGTTGAGCAATGCGGGGGCCGGGACGACGGGGCCTTGGTTCAACATCCGAGTGGTGAGCCGAGGGGCCGACTTGGCGAAGAGGTTTCACGCGTGGGGGTCGTACAACGAGGCGATCACGATTGAGGGCTCGCATCTCGTTGATGATGATTCCGATGTGCACACGCTAGGGACGATCGCCCCTGGTGGCGGAGACTTCGACCTCTTGATGCCGATCGAGCGCGTACGGGCGAAGACGGGAGCAACGCAGGCGCCAGGGACGGGAGCGAACGTACAGCTCTCGATGGGGTAC